GCAGATATTAATTCGGGTTTATGTGTTCTCCAAAAATCCGCAAATTTTAAAATCATTTCCCAAACTATTTGAGAGTATTTAGCATTACCGTAATTATCCATCCACGAAACTTCTTCTCCTAGTACTAGCTTTTCACATGCTTCATGTACCTGTGTGCCTTGTTTACCTGCTTTACGCATAATAAGATCGGCGTTATGCCCAACATCCTTCATCCATGTTTCGAAGAATTTATTCTTGGGCATATATTGAAGTATAGTGGTTACGGACGGGTAATATACTCCTTCGCCTCTCTTATAGACCCTTCGGTCTAAAAAGTTAATTTGCTTTAAATCGGGGTTAAAGTCTAATCTTTTTTTGTCATTCTGTTCTAGAATGTTCATACCTTGCTTTATCATAAGTTTAATTTTTGCAACATTATTTTAGAAAAGTCTAATTCAGTTGCGTTCTGAACTAATTCTGTAAAGTTTATAAACCCCATCTCAGAGGGATCTTTATCAGGAAGTTCGATTAAATACACCCTAAATCCTGCTGATATTAGTTTTTCAGCAATACCTAAAGCGGCTGTTTGAGCATCAGTATCTAGTGCGATATAGATGTCGGTTAATTTACTTGTTAATAGTTTTTTATATAGTGATGTAGCCATATTTTTTCCCAGTATAGGTACGGCATTTCTTCTGATTGCTATTGCATCAAAAACTCCTTCACATAGAATAATAGGAGTATTCCAGTTTATTAAGTTCTCATAAAATATTATGTCTTTGCTAGTTTCAGGATTCTTGTACTTAAAGAAATTTCCATCATAGCTTCTTGCAACAAAGTAATTGAGTGTACCGGATTCAGTATAACTTGGGAATATAACTCGTCCTCCATAGTCTCCAGTTGTGCAGTATCCAATACTATATTTAATAAAATCATTGTCGGTAAGTCCTCTGTCATATAAGTATTTTCTTACTAAGTTAGCTACCACTGAGGTAGTTGAAGCGGAGTAAAGTGGTTGATACTCTTTCGGTAGTTCTACTATAGATAGCTCTCTATATTCAATTTGTGAACCTCTCGGTACATATTTTAGAACTTCTATTGCAGTATCCTTTGGAGTATTTAGTTGTTTAAGAAGGGAACGGATAGTTCTACCTTTTGTTTGGCATACCCAACATTCCCAGAAATTTTTACCTTCTTCGTTAGTTGCCATGTTTATTTCAAGCTTTGGCTTTCTATGATTGCAGAAAGGGCAGTGAAAAGCGTGATTGTCTCTAGCTCTTTTATGAGATTTCCCAAGAAGGTTCTCAATAGAACCCAGTAAAAAAGTATAATCCATGTAGTTGTCCGTAACTATTATCTTATAATATAAGAAAAATAATTCTAAATATCAACTAATTTTAAGTGATTTTTCTGATTGACCATAACATTTGAAGGTCTAATATCTAGTTCATCTGGGTCTATACCTAATCTGGTTGATTCTTTTTCTAGCGCCTCTACCCATTCTTCCGGTATATCTCCTTTAAACTCTCCTAAAACTTCCATTTGTATAATTCCTAATTTTGGATTTATAACCTCTACGTCGTATATTTTAGCAAAATTATTAGTTTTTTTACCTTTAAGTACTTCAGCATGTTCTAATTCTACTTCATCTGTAGTAGCTTTGTAAACTCTTCCATTAAGTAGGTAAGCTGATCCGTAATCTCCTGAGCCTAAGTATTTTGCTCCTTTATCTCTTAGCTGATCCGTCACTTTTTCAAATGCTGGATCGTAGTATAGTATTTCACCAAGTATTACTCTTGATAATTTCATCTTTATTAACTTTCATTTAAATTAAAATGGAAATCCACTTTTGGAAACCACTCTCTTTCTCCCGGTTCAGAATCATAATAATTACTTTCTTGTTGTATGTCTAAACCTTTGCTCTTAACATAATCTAATATTTGATTCCATTTACTGTCTTCAAATTCTCCTCTCATACGAAACGTTACAGAGCCAAACCCTTTGCCTTTTCTTGGGTCATCATCTGATCTTCCTCCAGCGTATTCTCCCATAGAGACATAAGGATCGCCTCCAAACTTATTATTCATTTCACTAGCAAGAGATTGTTCTTTATCTCTATATTTATCAAAATCTGTTTCTAAAATTATATCTCTTAGTTTCATACTTTAAAAATTTTAACCTTTAGATCCCCAGATCCTTTTATCAATCGGTGATAGGTCTCTTTAGGTATAAATAGTTTGTTTTCTGTTAATCTCTCTGGTGTTTTATTATCAAGCTGAAATTTCCAATCTGTTTCATGTGTTGTCTGTACATATCTATCTTCTCTATCTCTATGCCATACAAATTCAAAAGTAGAAGTATTTTTTGAAAATTCTCTTACAGTATAGTCTCCTTCTTTATTTTCTATATAAGGTCGGCTCATTAGGTAGCAAAAAACTTTAAGTATTTTTTAGTCGTTTCTGCATGTTGAGAAGAATACAATGTTAATGATGTTGATGTAGAACTAGCTGCTGTGACAAAAACTGAGTTATCTTCATTGGAGTACCAAGCGTAGGAACTAACTGAGTATCCGTAATCCGCTGTAATAGAGAGTGATATGTAGGTATAAGCTAAATAGCTAGTTGCTCTAAGGTATAAAGACCTACCGTTAGTTATATGGTCAGTGTGAGTTACGTTTAACTTTTGGTTAGGTGAATTAGCCCATCCGTTTCCGTCAGAAGCTTTCCATAGCCATCCTCCGACTGCTCCTACTGTTGGATAGGTTACAGCAACTGTACAGCGATTTGCTTGTAGAACGAGATACCTATGACTTATAGAGTTAGCTGCGCTAAACTTTCTATTGGTGCCGGTTAATGCTGGTGCGTAATGGTATAGGAATGTATCATTGAGAGAAGTATTTGTACTTGTCTCTATTTGATCAGCAGATGCAGAGAATGCTTTTATTTCACTCATTGCAAAATTATTTATACTATTCGAATTTACTCCCATGTTTTAGTTTCTTTTTACCAATATCCGGAGAAATTTGCACTTCCTCCTAATGACTTCCAATATCTACCTATATTACAAGACCAGTACCCTGCTTTAGTCTTATCTTTTTTAGTAGCACATTTATGTCTAGCAGCAAATGATGCTCTAGCACCTTTCTTTTTGAATTTAACAGATAATCCAGTATCTCCAAAAGATACCTTTTTTACATTACCTTTCTTCGATTTAACATAAACGTAGAATTTTTTAGATCCTCCACGTTTTGGTTTGTTAAGGGCAACTTTTTTTCCTTTATATTCTGCTTCAGGTATATATTTAACTGAGGCTTTTAACATGTCAAATCCATTATAATCGTAAGTTTCATTTTGAATACTCACTGCTTTTTTAAATTTATCCATATCTATAACTCCTCCAATAGACTCTACTAATTCTTTAATCATATCGAAATCTATCATTTCGTCTATGGATAAAGCTTCATCTATCATTTCTTCGTTTTCTATCATTTCATCAATAACATTCCCTATTTCAAAGATTGCATTGTATCCTGATGATACCATTGGTAGGTCTAATGGGACTTTCATGCCATTGTATTCTCCATGAAGTCCGATATCTGTTGTTTCTAGTAGAACTGTATCTTCTTCGTTAAGTTTTATTTTACCGTCTCTAAGGGCTTGTCTTGCTTCAGTAAACAATTGTATAAAGGCTTCAGAGTTATAACGGTAGACATTCTCGTGTAATGAGAGGTTGTTATCTAAATGGTACTGTAGAGATGGTAGCCCTACTATTTCTTGTAATTGTATCATAATATTACTTATTATCGTTTCGTTCTTGCCAGTCTTGTGATATAGAGTCTTTTTTTATTGGTCCTCCTTTAGCCCAAGTTCTACAGCTTCTTGCTGAGTGGCATTTAAAATGGTGCATCCAACAGTAACCTAACCGTCCATCTTCATCAGATGTAACTCCAGGCATACATTCATCCATCCTTGGTGAGATATCAAATGCTACACAGTTGCTACAGTTTGTATCTTTTGCTGCATCTTCTGTAGTATTCCAGTATTTTGCTATATCTTTCCAATAAGTACCGGGTTTACTTACATTTAATGGACCATATTGAATATGAGTTGCTTTTATAGAAGCATCTCTATTTTTAGTATTTAACATCAGGTCTTGAGTTGCTGCTGGGCAAGATTCATTTCCTTCTTTTAGTAGAATATCTCTTAACTTCATATTTCGAAATCTTTTCTATAGAACTTCCCTAAGACGTTATCATTAATGTAGTTGTCTCTGTTCTCTAGTACTTCATTTATAAATAGGTATTTACATTCAAAATATGTTAAAAGCTTCTTATTCGGTACATAGCATAGTATTCTACGTTCAAAATCTTTTGGAACACCTTCTTTTACTAATCTCAATATATCTTTATGAGACCCGTAATAATCCTCCCAATCAGACTCTGTTATTATTTTTTGCTTTAAGGGTGTTCTACCTCCTATACCTTTAGCTTTTCTCTCTAACCTGAGTTTTTCTAGTGCTTTTTTTCCTAGTCTTTTATTTCGTTCAAAATAAAGTACTTTTTTACCTAGGTATTTTTTACCGCTAGGAATATGTCTTGTTTCATATATAAATCCGTAAGTGCCTTTCGGCATATCTTCTATTTGTGTTACAAGGCGACCTTCATAGGTCCAACTGGGTACTGTTACCATCATTCTCTTAATTTAAGAATTAATAATCAGAAAAACAACTAAAGTATATCTTCAATAACACATGGATTAAAATCCTGTTGATACTTTTCTTTCAGTCTATCGTATGCAAAAGTGTAGATACTTCCTGTGATATTATTTAGATCTTTTCGAAGTTTAGTTGTACTTTCTGTTTCCACTACTGAGTATGTTGTTCTTTGTTTTGTTACTTCTTCTCCGTCTTCGTTGAAGTCTATATAATCTACTACTTCTCTTAGTATAGAACTTGAAACATAGGGTTCACAGTTT